CGTCGCCGCCGACGCCGAAACGGAGGTTGCGGTAGAGATTGAAGAGGGCTGATCCGGTGAGCATGGTAACTATCTCCTCCCCTTTCGGGGCAACATGCGGGCAGTTGGCGGGGGACTACTCGGCGGCGGCCTTGCCCTTGCCCTTCTTGGGCTTGGCTTCGGGCTCGGCCACCACTTCGGCGGTGACCGGGAACAACTCGGCGGCGAGGGCGGCGAGGCGCGACACCTCGGCTTGCAGGGCATCGACCATCGCGGGCAACTGGTCGGCCGTGGACGGCGTGAGGTTGGTCACGTTGCCGCCCATGCGAGCGACGCGCCCACCGGCCTCGGTGCAGACGTGCTTGATCTCGGCTTTCTGGTCGGAAGTCATTTCTTTCGTGCTCCTTGGCCGGTGTCGTAGCGCCGGGCCGACTGTTGTACGATTTGTTCCGCCTTTTTCTCTGGCACCCCGGAATCGCGGAGTTGCTTTTTCATCGAGTCCATCGCGGGGCGGACCTTGGGATCTTCGCCGCTCATGGTTGCTTCTCCTCGGCCTTCGCCGGCGCCTTGCCCTTGGGGGGCGACAGCAGGGCCAGCAGGGCGGCCGTCTCCGTGGTCGCGGTCGCTACCAGCGCATCTTGCGCGGGGCCGTCCTGCGTCGCGTTGGCGCGGCGCAAGGTGGCGAGGGCAGACGATGCCGTGCGGATCGCCGCGTCGCGCTCGGGGCCGGTCACGGGGCCACCGGCTTGGCAGGCGCGAGCGTGGTGCGCTCGGCCTTGCCCTTGCCCGCGAACTGCTCCACGGCGGGATCGGCGGGTACGGGCGCCGGGGCGGCGCGCCGGGGTTCTGCAGCCGGTTCGGCGTCTGACGGGATCGGGGTATCAGCCACCTTGGCGTATGCCTCGGTGTAGCGCACGACCAACGCCTCGATCTCCGATTGCTTCAACTCGAAGGAATCCTTGGTGATCTTGCCGGCGTTGAACATCGACCGTTGCTTTGCGAGCCGGCTTTCGAGCACGGCAATCTTGGTGTCGAGCACCTCGCGCGGCATGAGCGGCACGATGCCCGACTCGTACAGGTGGCGGCGGAACCCGCGCATCCGCTCGGGGTTAGGCACGATCTTGGCCGCCTTGCCCCCCATGAGGAGAGCAATTTCCACCCAAGAGTACACGAAGAACAAGCCTCCGCCGCGGACCTTGTGCGCGGCCAGGTAGTTCTGGTACTCGCCAAGGCGGCGGTCCTGCCCGGTGATGATGATACCACCCTTGGCCACAGCGCCGGTCAGGGCCGCCGCTGGGTTTGCTCGCCCCTTGTTCTCGGTGACGCCGTTGCACCCGGGAGCGTGCCGTACCTCGTTGAGCCGCGGCAACCACTCGCCCACAACCTCGTCGAAATCCCAGTCGTGGTAATGAACCACGGTAAACGCCGCGTTTGCCCGCACCTCGGGGCCGGGCGGGATCGTTTCGTCGGCGACGACTTGGTGCGGCTGGATGGTAACGGGCTTGATTCGAGTGGTAGACACTGCGTTTCCTGGGTGGGGGTGGTATGCCGGGGCATTGCTGCCCCGGCGCGATGGCCGCGCCTACGCGACCTGGGAGTTGATCTCGACGCCCCGGGCATCCTCCGTCTCGACCACGGCCGGGAAGTAGGAGCCGATCACCTCGGTAATCCCGTTGTCGGCGTCGTACTCGTGCACGATGAGCACGTTGCCGGCGTCGATGCGGAACACCTGCGGGGGCAACTTGTCGGTCACGTCGGCCACGGGCGCCTCGGTGTAGGCGAAACACCCACGGCCAAACATGGCATTGTGGTAGTAGGTGCCGCCGCCGTCCACGTCGACCGCGTCGCAGTCCCAGATCTCGGTCCCGTTGAGGGTGCCCTTGAACCCGGGGCCCTTGGCGACGAGCATTTCTGCCGTCGCGGGCACCCACTGGATGGCGCCGAGTTCACCCCGGATCGAGGCCTGGAGCTCATTAAACGCCTTGGGCTTGAGCACCATGTAGTACGGGCCCGGCGTGCGGGTGATGTTGAGCTGGAATTGAGCGTCGTACTGGTAGTCGATGCTCATGTCGGCGGTGGTCGAGCCGACCGCGTTGGCGAGGTCGTCGAAGATCGTGGTGACCATGTCGGTGATGGTGAGCCCGGCGGCCTCGTTGATCACCTGCGCGAGGAGGTCGAGGTTCAGGCTGCCGGTCGGCGCGACGATGCGCCAGAGGTCGGACATCGTGAACTTGAGCAGCCGGCGGGCGACCACCAACTGGAAATTCGCCGAGCCGATGGAGGAGTTCGACGCGCCGCCGGAGATTTCCGAGGAGGCTGCGGCGAAGGTAAATGCCGGGTTGTACTGCGAGACTTTCACCGTCTCGCTGCCCATGTGGGCGGAGAAGGGGATGTAGTCGAGCGCGCCGCGGAGGTCGGTGCGGTCGGCGAGCTTCGCGCGGACCATGCCGGCGAGGTAGTGCGCGAGGCCGGCGTCGGTCTCGAGGTTCGCAAATGAAAGTTCGTTGGCCATTGTATCCTCGGAGGATGTAGGGAAAGCGCGTTTCGTCGCGCCCTACATCTGGATACAGGCCAGAGACCGGCTGGGCTGTTGGGGAGAGTAGCGCAGCCGCGCGCTACTCGTCAAGTCAGTTGCCTATTTTCGTGCCGTACTTGGCTTCCAGTGACTCGCGGATGACCGCCGATTGCTGGCGGAACACCTGCGGGTTTGACGCTGCCGTGGCAATCTGCTCGGTTGTTACCGTGGTTGCCGTCGCGGGCGCGGGTTGCCCCGTTCCGGCGGCCGGGTTCGCCGGCTGCGCGGGCCTTGCCGCCGGTTGCGCGGCGGGTTGGCCTCCCGCTTGCGCCGCCGGCTGCGCCGCTGGTTGGGCCGGCTGGGCAGCGGGGGCCGACAGGAACGGCGCCAGGAGTGGCGAGGGCTTGGTCTTTTGGGCCGCGAACCAGTCGCCGAACGACTGCGGGTTCTCGCCGGCACCACGCGCGTAGGCGTCGTACCGCTCGCGCACGTAGTCGCGGATCTCGCCGTCCGCGAGCTGCGGGAGCCCGCTCGAGAGCATGGCGGTGTCGGAGGCATGGCGCATCTGCGCGGCGGAGAGCTCTGCCTTGGTCGCGGCGTGAGCCTCCGCCTCGAGGCGCAACGTCGCAAGCTGCTCGTTGGCAGCCTTGTTCTTCGCGGCGAGGCCCTGCACGCGGGACCACTGCGCGGGCGTCCATCCGGGCGGCGTGGTGCCAGCGGCGAGGTGGCCGTCGATGTCGAGGTCGGGGGCGTCGGCAACCGGGGTACGTGCGGACGGCGTGCGGAGCGCGCTGCCGTTTGGCGTGGTGCCCATCACTCACCCCCTTCGTCGGCGGTGGATTCGGCGGCTGGCTCCTCCTCCTGCCCGGATTCCTCCGGTTCGCCCAACGCGAACGGCTCGCAGTGCTTGTCGTCGGGCTCGTTTTCTCCAAGCGCGACCGAGTCGATCTCCGTCTCGCTGGTGGCGTCCCACCACCGCGTCTTTTCCGCGAGGTCCATCGCGCGTTTTTGCAGGCCCGCCATGACCATGTCGGCATCCCACCCCTCGGGGTGCTCGACGGCCACGAACGCATCTTGGGTGCGAACGACCTTGACCGTCGAGATCACCATGCCGGGGCTGGCGACGTAGACCTTGGGGCCCTCTTGCGGGGGTGGGGCGGCGGGGGCGGGGATGGCTTCGGCCATGGGATTACTCCTGGGTGGTAGTGTCGGTGGAGGTCTTGCCCTCGTCAGCGAGGGCTGCGGCAATCGTTACGGCGGCGTTCTTGGCCTTGTATTCCGTCACGGTCAGCGCGCCATCGGCGGAATCGGGCGGCGGGAGGCGCAGGGATGCGCGAGCCTCGGTCACGGTGACGATCCCGGCGATGTCGGTGGGGGTGAGCCCGAGGGGGGGGGGACATCGTCCCCCGGCGTGGTCGCTGCCGTCCCCGGCGCAGCCAGCTTCTTGGCGGCATCGAGGAGCGCCTGCGTGCGGGCGATGTCGACCAGGCGCTCGGCCGCCTGCTCGTCGGTGAGGTGGGGCTCGAACACGCGGAGCGCGTCCACGTCGGACGCAAGCCCGTTTTCCTTCCTCATCTTGATCTCTTCGAGGTCGGCCCGCTTCTCTTCGAGGCTCTTCGAGAGCTCTGCGTAGGCGATGCCGTACGCCTTTGGATCGGTCGGCAGCTTTGCGCCGCCGTAGGCGTTGGCCAGGCGCGCGGCCGTCGCGAGGCGCTGTTGGTCGGCGAGGCGGAGCGCGGGCTGCTGTGCCCGCTGTGCGCGGCGCTGGCCCTCGCGGGACACGTAGATCGCGTGTCCCGACTGCGCGCCGACGGATTGCAGGTCGCCTGGGGAAAGGCCAGCGAAGATGGCCAGTTGCTGAATGTAGAGCTGGATCGACTGGAACGACGAGAGCGGGTCCATCGCCGCCTGGAACTGCCCGAGGGATGCACCGTCTTTCTTGGCGGTGAACAACAGGATTGACTTCCGGTCGGTGGGCACGCTCGACACCCGCGTGCCGTTGACCTGGCGCGTCCTGGCACCCTGCACCTCCACGTCGATGCCGTAGCGCTGGGGGTGGGCGGCATCGGCGAAACCGTCGCACCAGTGCGTCATGTGGGTAGCCGCCCGGAGGGTGCCGGCCGCCAGCTCCTTGCCCCGGCGCCAGGACCAAAGGCCATTCCCGACCCGCGCATGGTTGAGGATGTACGGGAAGATCGGACCATCCGCGTCCATGTACGGGTAGGAGTCCTGCCCGGGCCCAGGCGTGTACCACGTCGCGGTCGCATCCACCCATTTCGTATCGGCCCACTCCTCGATGCGAAAGACCGGCGGAACGCCGGGCGCAGCGCTCCACGTCTCCCGCGTCCACGCGGCCGAGCCGTCCGGCCGGTAGCGCTCCACGAGCTCGCACAGCCCGACCGGCGAGTTCGTCTTTTTCCCGGTGCCCGCCCGCGCCCACAGGATGCAGTCGGCAGGCACGTTGCGGTAGGCGATCTCGCCGTCGATCCAGTCAAGGCGCTGCAAGCACTCCCGCGCGCCCTCCGCGAGCCGGTTTACTTCCTGCATCAACGGCCACAACTCGGGCGTGATGATGAGCGAGAGGTCGGGGTTTCCGTCCACGCGGATGGCGGGAGGCTCGTCGTACGCCGTGCACACCTGCTCGACGACCTGTGCCATCGGGTTTGCCGAGAGATCCGGGTTGATCGTCATGGTGGAGGCGATCAGCGGGTCGAAGAAACTGGCGATATCGGCGACGACATCCTCGCGGTGCGAGGACTCCAGGAGCCGGCGGCGCAACGACTGCTCGTCTACGCGGGCGCGGTCGGCGGCAGAATCGGGTTGCGGGCGGGTCACGTCCTCGCCTTGTACCGCGCCGATCAGGTAATCGTCAACTTGCTTGCCGATGTACCCCGGCTGGCGTCCAGGTACACCTCGGCGATGTACCCGAACGCATCCCATGCGTGCTTGAGGTCGTCGTCGGCGCCCGTCCAGTTTCGCAAGGACGTATCAAGGTGCTTGCACGATTCGTGCACGCGCAGCCGGCCCGACGCGCACGCCGCGTTGACCATGCGGGGGCGCGCCCTCACCGTTCCCTTGCCTTTGTACGGCACGCGGATCGAGAACGGCGCCGAGTCGAGCCCGAACTTTCGAGCGAACGCGCGCTCGAGCGTCTCGTTGACCGACATCCCGAGGCCGAGCTTGCCCGCGCTGTTGGAGTCGCCACGAGCCTCGTTGATCGCGAACGGCGACGTGACGCCCCACCGCTCGGCAAGTTTCCACGCGCCCTCCATGTCCTCGTCGGGCGTCGCGTGCTCGTTGCTGACGTACTCACCGAGGACCCATAGCCGGAAGCCGTCATAGGCCACGAGGTAGCAGACTTGCGCGCCAACGCGCTGGCCGTGGTCCCACCCGAACCCAAGGCTCTCGATGTGGGTCGGCGCGGCCGAATCGTCGAACACGTGCTCGTCGGAGTACGCCGGCACCATCCGGCCCTCCGTGGTGCCCTCCCACTCGCCGTAGACGCGCTGCCGGATCTCCCATGCCGAGTACGACGCGACCTGCGCGGCGATGCTCGCAGCGGGCCGGATGCAACGGCCAGAGATCGTGGTGCAGTCGGCCGGCGTGAGCGACGAGCGGAACGTCTCCCAGTGCTCCCGCGGCGCCGTGCCCAGCTCGGGGTCGCCCTCGACGTGGGTGCGGAGCCACTTCACCGGCCGCCCAATCGGCGTGAACGTCATCCACGCCGGGCCCGTGGCGACGGCGATGCGCGAGAGGGCGGCGCCGAAGTGCGGCTGCTTGGGCACCTCGTCGATGTGCAGCCACCCAATCGTTCCGGATTCCAGCGCTTGCATCTGGCCTTCGCCAGACCGGAACTTGATCGTGTGCCCGGCTTTCGACCGGATCATCCGGGCGCCGTTGGTGTAGTACCCCTTGCCGGGGGTGTACCGCGTTGCCGGGTCGAGCAGGTCGCGAGGTTCTAGCTGGTGCAGCTTGTCGCAGAACTCCGCAAAGTGGTTTTCGAGGTTGGCCAACACCACCCAGCCCGACGACGGCTCGATCTCCCGCCACCGGTGCACGCCGACGAGGTGCGCCCAGTCCTCGTAGATGCCGGCCCAGGTCTTTCCCGTCTGGGTTGGGCAACGCAGGAAACGCCGCGTTGACCCTGATAAATGGAACGGCAACATTCCACACATGGGGTCGTAGCGAAAGAACGGGTTGCGCCGGTAGTAGTCCGCTCCGGTGGAGAGGAGGCTCACGCTTCGGCCGCGGGCTCCGCAATTCGACAACCGGCGGGGCCGAACACCCACAGCTTGAGGGCCCACATTCTGCCTTCTTGCGGGCGAGCGTCCAGCACTTGCGCGGCAAGGTCGACGCCGCGCATCGCCAACACGAGGTCTTGGCGCGGGGGTAGCACCGTCGGCAGTGGCGCGGCGAACATCTCGACGAGCGCCGGGGGAATCTGCACCTCGGATAGCACCACGTCGATTATCTTGCGCCAACACGGTTCCCGCTTCCATGCCCCGTCGAAGTTGCGGAATTCCATCTCGGGCCAACGGTTCGCGCGGGCTCGGGCCTCGTCGAACAAGGCGACCAGATCGAACACCGGAGCCGGCTGGTCCTCGGGCTCGGGGGCGGCGACGGCGGCGAGCTTTAGGAGGGTGGACATTGGCGATCCTTCCGCACCATCAGGTCATACCACTCTTGGCATGCGGCGATGGCCTCGGCGACGGTATCGCGTTCGTCGGAGTACGTGCCGGCGGCCAGGTGGACGCTGAATCGCATCGCCATGTGGTGGTCGGTGACGACGAGCGAGGCGCCGGGCAACTCGGCCGCCCAGGTGCGATGGTCGAGCTTCCGCCACCCACCGGGCAACGGACCCTCGTACGCCAGCAACGCGGCGAGAATGCGCCGCGCTCCGTGGTTTGGCCGAGCGTAGCGGTATCTATCGGGGTCCGCACACCGGTAGCCGGGGAGCGCCCCGCAACCGGGGCAGTGGACGAGATCGGTGGGGGAGTCACCGACGCTTAGGTGATTGGACATTAGCGGCCGTCCTTCCTTGGGCTTGGGGGTACCAGGGCGAGGCGGGACTGGCACGGCGCGCCCGCTCCGCGGCATGGCTCACCGACGAACGCACAACACGCCGGGCACTCGAACATGAGCACCAGCGCCCGCTCTGTATCGGTTGGCTGGCGCACGATGCGGCGGGTGCAAAGGCCGGAATCGCACGAATCGTAGCGGGGCCTCGGGTCGCACTCCCGACCATCGGGGCAATTGCGTGGCCGGGTGGGTGGCCTTGGTGCCTCACGAAACGCGGCGTCTACCGCGTCTTGTTCGGTCCTGCCCATCCACACAATGCCGTCGCCGTGCACGGCCCACCTGCAATCTCCCACGCTCGCGCGGCTGCTGAGGATGAGAAGCCGGCGCATCTCGTCGGGGGTGTGCTCGGCGACCTCCATCTCGTGATCGCCGAACGCATGGCGGACATCGTGGATGGTGATCACGCCAGCCCCCTCCTTTCGATGTCCATTTGGACATCGACGAACGCGCGTTCGCGGTCGGCGGATTCCTCGAAAATCGCGTCGTCACCGTACTCGATTCGATATTCTATCCGGCCGAACAAGGACAGCCGGATCGTCGCCTTCGCGCTGCCGTAGTCTCGCTCGTACCCTCGCGGCGTGAGTCGCCACCCAGCGGGCGGAGGGGGGCCACAAACGAGCTTGCGGACCTGTAGCAGCCGAGACTCGTGGGGGTTCGCGACGGTGCGCTCCTTGCACGGTTCCGCTGGGCCAACGCCGCACGACGGGCACATCGTCGTCGCGGCCAGGTCCTCGTCGGCGACGAACGAAAGGTCGGCGGTGGTGAGGGTCCACGTCGCCGTCTCCGGCGCCAACTCTCCCAGCGGGGTGCTCCACAGTTGGAAGCGTTGCAGCGCAGAGCGAACGAACGACGAGCGAGACTGTACCCCGCGCTCGGCATCCACCCACGCGACTTCCTCGGCCGACAAGCTCACGCTGATTCGTTCCATGCCGCATCGTACCGCGTCGCGCGGCATGGGTCAACCCGCTTGCTGCTTCCGCACCGCGTCAGCCAGCAGGTCAGGCGGGAGCGCGGCCACCTCGTCGACCAGGGCGGCCCGGCCCTCGGTGGTGGCGGGGTCGGCGACCGGTCGGCGCGTCGCCGGCTTGATGGTGCCGAGGATATCGAAGCGGTCCGTCAGCGCGGCGAACATCGCTGCGGCCTCCTTTGGGTCGGCGGTCGGCGCAAGGAACTCGAACCGCTCGATTAGCGCACGGGTCGCACGGCGGGCCACCGCCTGCATCGACGCGGGGAGGGGTGGCTTGGGCACAGGGGGCGCGATTGCGGGCGTGCTCGACACCCGCATGGGCAGGACATGCACGGTTCCTGCTACGGGTGCTACGGGTTCCGTGTTGGGCTTCGACGGGCGCGCGCCCGTCCGTGCCATCGAAGCCCACGCCCGAATCGTTGACCGCTTTATACCGAAATGTTTGGAGGCCACGATGGAAGAGCGGTTGTCCGGATCGGCGGCCATCCAGGCCAAGACCTCCTCCTTCGTCACCCGGATATCCACGATGCTACCGTAGCACGTCGCGGCTCACTTGCGCACGGGCAACGCCAGCACGACGAGCACCCCGACGGGCCCGAGCAGGGCGGGCCACACGATGCCACTGGCGACCTGGTTCTTTCGCTTGCCGACGAGGTAGCCGATGAATCCCCATACGACGAGCCAGAGCAAGAGGAGCAGGTAGGTGGTCATGTGGCGATCCTACCCCAAAACCGGCGCCCTGCCTACCGTCGCTCGCCGCGGTTGAGTAGCGGCCTCACGTCGTCGTAGGTGCCGGGTGAGGGCGGCCCATACTTCACGCGGCCCTGCGCGACGCACCAGCGGGGCGGCACGTCCGGCCGGCCGACGGGTGGGACCGGCCGTACACGGTGCGGCTGGACGCCGACCACATCGCGTTGCTCGATGGCCAGCGGGGCGACGTGCCCCGGAGTCCCTACCTCCGCGCCATCGTCCTCGCCCGGCCCGAGGGCGGGCCCCAGGTGGGCGCCACCCTTCCCCAACAACTCACCGAG